GATAGTGCCCATCCTGATTTTAATGTTCTTGATACTGGCTTTTCTGAAGATGTCGAGGACCATAAGTCTTATAATTTTGTTATGTGTGATAACGGGCAGTTTGCTGCTCAGCCAAATAATCGGTTAATTATATTAGAACCAAGTAGTAATCCTAAAGAATTAAAAATGCCAGACTTTAAGGTGGCAAAAAAACGATGGTCAGTTGAAACTGATCCTAAATGGGCATTGGGAACTACCAATACAGTAATGTATGAATGATATAACCATTTCTAAAGTCAATGAAGTCTATGCAAAAATAACTTGTGAAAAACACGTAGCAAAAGAGTTATCTGAATTTTTTACATTTTTTGTTCCAGGTTATCAGTTTGTTCCAGCATATCGTAATCGTATATGGGACGGCAAGATACGCCTGTTTGATTTACGCAATAATACCATTTATGGTGGTTTATTAAATTACATTGAAGAATTCTGTAAAGAAAGAAACTACAATTACGAAATTCAAAACAATTTGGATTTTGAAGATGAGTTTTCTCTATATCATGCCAAAAAGTTTGCCAAAGAATTAAACATACATTCTCGTGGCGATCCTATTGAAGTACGAGAACATCAATTAGATGCCTTTGTTCATGCCATGCAGAAACGCCGAGCGTTGTTAGTTTCTCCAACGGCATCTGGCAAATCTCTTATCATCTATCTAATCTTCCAACAGTTATACAAATATCAAAACCTTAAAGGTCTTGTAATTGTTCCTACCACATCATTGGTCGAACAATTATATTCCGACTTTGGTGATTATAATGATGGTGAAATGACCAATATTCACCGTATCTATCAAGGCAAAGAAAAAGAATCTGATAAAGATTTAATCATTTCCACTTGGCAATCATTATATAAAATGCCAAAAGAATACTTTGAACAATTTGATTATATTATAGGTGACGAAGCACACCTATTCAAAGCACAATCTCTCACCACCATTCTTACTGCCTGTATTAATGCCAAATATCGTATTGGTCTTACTGGTACTTTAGATGGCACCAAAACACATAAACTGGTATTAGAAGGTTTATTTGGTTCTGTAAAAAAAGTAATCTCAACAAAAGAATTAATTGATAAACAGCAACTCTCAAATTTTGAAATTAAATGTTTAGTGTTAAAACATACCGATGAAGAATGTTTAAGGTTAAAAGATAAAACATACCAAGAAGAAATTGAGTATCTCATTACACACGAAACAAGAAATAAATTCATTAAGAATCTTGCAGTTAGCTTAGGTAAAAATACTCTTATACTCTTTCAAATGGTTGACAAACATGGTCGTGTCCTGTATGATATGATAAAGAACACCAAGAATATTGGCAATAGAAAAATATTCTTTGTTTATGGCGGTACAGAAACTACTGACCGGGAAGAAATTAGAAAAATTATGGAGATAGAAAACGATGCTATTATTGTGGCTTCTTTTGGGACTTTTAGCACTGGTATTAATATTAGGAATTTGCATAACATTATATTTGCGATGCCAACAAAATCGAGCATTCGAACTTTGCAAAGTATTGGACGAAGTTTACGACAAAGTGATGGCAAAGAAATAGCCACATTGTACGACATCTCAGATGACTTGCGATATAAAAAACATATGAACTATACATTAAAACATTTCGTGGAAAGAACTAGAATATATAATGAGGAGAAGTTCCCATTCAAAATCTATAAAATAGGACTTAAAAATGGATAACATAAAAATAATTAAGTTACAGAATGGTGAAGATATTATTGGCACAGTAACAGCTAATGGTGTTCAATACTACGACATTGACGAACCTATGTCATTTGAAGTTGATTATCGTGGAAATCATTCTGGTTTGGTCATGCGTCATTGGCTACCTGTTCAACTGTTAAAGAAAAATCAAATACAATTAAAAACACAAGACGTTCTTTGTATTTTAGAACCTGATGAAGAATTCTCTGAGTATTATCTCCATACTGTGGAAAAGATTAAACGTTTGTTGAAAGCAAAAGCTTCAGTTAACGAAATGAGTGATGAAGAAATACAAGAGATTGTGGATGAATTAAATACTTTAAACCAAGGTAATGATACAATACATTAATACTTTCAACCAAGGACATACTCGACTTTACACTCTTGTCAAGCGAATGTCAATAACATTATGTGGTAAACATGGCGACTAAACAAAAACATTATATAAACAATGCCGACTTTTTACAGGCATTAATTGATTACAAGAAGGCACAGAAGGCAGCCAAAAAGAATAAGGCACCGCCACCTCCTATTCCAAACTATATTGGTGAGTGCTTTATGAAGATAGCAGAAGGTCTATCACATAAACCAAACTTTATTAACTATACCTATCGTGATGAAATGATGTCCGATGGTATTGAAAACTGTTTAATGTATTTTGATAACTTTGATCCTACCAAATCCAAGAATCCATTTGCTTACTTTACACAAATCATCTACTATGCCTTTTTACGAAGAATACAGAAAGAAAAGAAACAATTGTATGTTAAGTATAAAGCTACAGAACAAATGGGTATATTAGATGAAATGGAATTAATGGAGTTTGAAGATGGTACTTCAAGGCAGTTCGAACTGTATGATAACATTGCCGAGTTTATTGAGAACTATGAAGAAGCCAGAGAAAAGAAAAAAGAGGTAAAGAAGCCCAAGGGTATTGAAAAGTTTTTAGGAGAATGATATAATGTACAAAGTTAGTTATACCTTGAGCGGAGGAAGTTTAAGGTTTAAATCGTTTGAAACACTACATGAGGCAACTGTGTTTGCCAACCAACAACCACTCGAATCTGTATTAGAAATTAAATATTATAATGACGTTGACAACAGAAAACCAAACCGCAACTAAAGTAGCAATTATTACTGACCAACACTTTGGTGCTCGTAATGATTCATCACATTTCTTAGAATATTATGAAAGATTTTATCGGGATACTTTTTTTCCAATTCTTGATAAGAACGGCATTGATACTGTTCTTATTTTGGGTGATACATTTGACCGTAGAAAATATATAAATTTCTTCACATTAAAACGTGCAAGAGAAATGTTCTTTGATAAGTTATATGCCAAAGGCATTAAAGTTCATATGTTGGCTGGTAATCACGACACATACTTTAAAAATACCAACAATGTAAACTCAGTACATTTATTACTACAAGAATACAACAATATTAATGTTATTGATGAACCCACGAATATTGAGGTCTACGATACAAAGATTTGTATGATACCATGGATTTGTGCCGATAACTATGATGAAAGTTTAAGAGTTATTGAAAGCACAGATGCATCGCTTTGTATGGGTCATTTAGAAATTGCCGGATTTGCCATGAATCGTGGCATACCATCACCAGAAGGATATGACCGTGATTTATTTAAACGTTTTGATATGGTGTTTAGTGGTCATTTTCACCATCGTTCTCAAGCAGATAATATTTGGTATTTGGGTAACCCATACGAACTCACCTGGCAAGACTATAATGATCCAAGGGGTTTTCACCTTTTTGATTTGTCTAGCCGCCAGTTGGAGTTTATTGAAAATCCTAACGTAATGTTTCATCGTACCGTATATGATGACAAAGAACAAAGCATTACAGAAATTACCAGTAAAGATTTAAGCAAATATGCCGGAACATACGTTAAGGTAGTGGTAGTCAACAAAACAAATCCATATCTGTTTGACAAGTTTATGGAGAATTTATACAATGTCAATCCAATCGATATTACCATTGCTGAAGATATGATAGACTTGACAGAAGGCTTGGATGATGATATAGTTAATCAAGCAGAAGATACCATTTCAATCATTAACAAGTTTGTGGATGGTATTAAAGAAGAACATATTAATAATGATAAACTCAAATCAGTTTTAAAAGAACTATACGTTGAGGCATTGAACTTAGAACAGGCATGATTATATTCCAAAAAGTCAGATGGAAGAATTTTCTTTCCACTGGATCATATTTTACAGAAATCGATTTACAGAGGTCACCAAATACACTCATCATTGGTAACAATGGTGCGGGCAAGTCCACTATTCTAGATGCCTTGTGTTTTGGTCTTTTTGGTAAACCATTTCGTAAAATCAATAAACCACAATTACTTAACTCTATCAATCAAGCAGACTGTATTGTTGAGATAGAGTTTTCTATTGGCAAAAAACAATACAAAGTAATTCGTGGTATTAAACCAAATACATTTGAAGTGTATTGCAATGGCACAATGGTCGACCAAGATGCCAAAGCCAAAGATTACCAAGAACACTTAGAAAAGTTTATTCTCAAATTAAAT